CAAGAATATCAATGGCTTATACGGCCTACTTAATGCATTGCTTAAGAGATCCTCTTGGGTATTATGGTAAAGCTAAAGGTGTTTATATTGACTTGCTTAACCTCGCTGTAAATGCTCAGCAAGCGCAGAGAGTTTTCTTTGAACCATTTAAAAACTTATTGTTAGGTTCTCCATTCTTTAATGAAGTTGGATTTGAACCAAGAGTGTCTGAAATCTTTTTCTTTAGTAGACCAGTTAGATGTTTTTCTGGTCACTCTGAAAGTGAAGGTTGGGAAGGTTATGAAGTTATGACTATCATCCTGGATGAAATTGCAGCTTTTAAAACTGATGTGGAATTGAAAGGTGAAACAAGATCAAAAGGTTCTGCCTCTGCTATTTACAACATGAGTAAGTTATCTGTTATGTCTCGTTTTCCAGAAGTCGGTAAAGTTATTCTTTTGTCTTTCCCCCGCTATAAAGGTGACTTTATTCAGCAAAGATTTTTTGATTCTAGGAATAATAAAGAACCAAAAACTTGGTCAATGAAAGCTGCTACTTGGGAAGTTAATCCTACAATTAAGAGAGAACAATTAGAATCAGAATATATTCGTAATCCTATTCAGGCTAGGGCTAGATTTGAATGTGAACCACCGAATATGGAAGATGCATACTTTAGAGATGCAGATCAGGTTAGAAAAGCGTTTATGTATAGGGAAGACCCTATGAATGAAGAAGGAACTTTTAAACCTTGGTTTAATAATAGTGATGGACATACTAGGTTTATTCATGTGGACTTGGCTTTGAAACGAGATAGGGCAGCTCTTTGTATGAGTCATTGCGCCGGTTTTAAAGAAGTTAAAACATCAATGGGTATTGAAACATTACCTATTATTAATGTTGATTTAGTTTACTCTTGGGAAGCAACTGTCGGTGCAGAAATTAACTTTGCATCAATTAGGCAAATGATTGTTGATTTGCATAGAAAATTTGATGTCGCATTGGTTACATTTGACCGTTGGCAATCTATTGAAATGATTCAGAGTCTAAGAAGTATGGGAATCAATTCAGATTTCCACAGCGTTAAGAAGACGGATTATGATACGTTAATGTCTTGTATGTATGACACGAGATTGAGAGGCTATTGGAATGAGCTATTGGTTGAGGAAGAGCTTCTTAAATTAAGACTGTATGGGAATAATAAAATTGATCACCCTTCTACTGGCTCTAAAGACTTGGCAGACGCTTTAGCCGGGGCTGTGTTTAATTGTTTAGATCATATTGCATTGGACTCAGAAATAGAGATTGAAATATTAGAGCCAAGTAAGGTTTTTGAAATGGATGATGATTTTGAAGAATTTGGTAGCGTACATATGTATAATAAAGAAACTCAGCAATTTATTGATGTAAACACTATGAATAAGGAGGAGGTGGACAAATGGATAGAACTTCTATAAATCAGCAGCAAGAACTTCAAGTAACCCTTGAAGAAATTGTTGTTGAATTAAACAATCAAATTTCTTCTTTGAATTTTGAATTAACAGCAAGCAGACTAGCAATCAAAAAGCTACAGGCTGGATTAAGCAATGCAAACCAGCACGCTCATGAAAATGATCAAGCAACTGTTAAGGCAAATTCCAAGAATAAGGCTGAAACCTTTTAATCGTCAATAGTATCAAGAAATACATTTTTTTAAAAAAATCCTCAAACGGGCATCTTTGCTCTTACCATGCTGATATAGTTATCCTCAACGAGTTGGGCGACCTACTCATAATCCATACAACAAAAGGAAAAAATTAAAATGTCCATTAGTATCCAAAAAGTAGATAACTTCCCCGAAATCTCTCGCTCAGGCAGAGTATCAGAAGAATTGCAAATGATTATCGAAGCTCTTAACGAATCAGTTAATACCGGCGATAAGTTTTGTATTAAGGGAATTGAAAAGGGTAAGGCTTACAATTCAATGCAACAGCGTATCCGTGCTCAGGCTAAGAAATTGGGTTACAATATTGTTATCCGATTTGATGCAACAGATGGAAGCCTCTTCTTTAAGGCTTCAGGAAATGTATCTACTGAAAACACTGTCAATGCAAAAGAAGTGTCCGGCGTTCAGACTAAGACAAAAAATACGACAAAATAGTTATTAATTAATAATTACATAAAAGCCCTCTTGTGGAAACGCAAGGGGGTTTTTTTGTGTATACTATTTGTTATGCTTACAACTGAAGAACAAGAAATAGAAATTACATCTGATGAAATAAAGAATTGGCACCCGCTTTTTGCATTGCCTTGCTATGATCAACAACTAACAGAACCGTTTTTTATGTCGTTTTTGAAAACGGCAATTGGTTTTAAAGAAATTGGTCTTAAGTTTTCCGTTAGTACATTGTCTGACTCTTTGATTAGCCGGGCGAGAAATCAATTGGTTGCTAAATTTATGGCTAATAAAGAATACACACACTTAATGTTTATTGATGTGGATTTATCTTTCAATCCAGATGACATTTTAAAAATGTTATGGCATGATAAAGAAATTATGACAGGGGCTTATCCGATTAAGGATATTAACTGGGATAAAGTTTCAGATGCAGTTAAAAAAGGAGTTGAGCCAGAAAATTTGTTAGATTCAAGTGTAAGATTTGTTGTAAATCCAGTTCGTTTTGCTGATTCAAAAATTCGTGTTGATAAAGGTGCAATATCTGTTCATGATGCAGGAACAGGTTTTATGTTGATAAAACGTAGCGTATTTGAAAAGATGTTTGAAGAGCATCCTGAATTAAAATATATGGATGATACTGGTTTGCTGAATGAAGAAGAAAGACAATACGGTTACGCATTATTTAATTCATATGTAGATGACGATCAAAGGTTCTTATCTGAGGATTATGGATTTTGTCGTTATTGGCAAAATATGAATGGTGACATTTGGACTGACCCTTCTATTGAATTAACGCATTTAGGCCGCATGAAATATACAGGTAAGTTAATAGATTACCTAGTTAATAACTCACAAGATGTAGAAACACCAAAATAACTTACCTTTTTGGTATTTATTATAGAACCCATATAGGGTCACAAAAATATACTAAAATTTCTTATGTATTTGCTAAAATATTGCGTGGTGTACATTGCATCAAAGAATTGCTAAAATTACACGCACGGTAATTGCCTAAAATTACACGGGCACCGCCGGGTAAATTTTTACCCTGGATCTTATCTAAACTTTTAGCTATCTACCGATCTATATTCTTTCCATTGATTGATCGTTTTATTGAGCCATTAAATTTTTTAAAAGAAATCTGTTTTCTGAGTAGCGAATCTAATTTTTGAGCGTATAGACTAGACCTATCGCCACAATTATATCACCAAATAAGTGAGACATTGTACGTGGTAATTCATAGCATAAAAGATAAGGTTAAGGTATGACTTCAACAAATGACGACTATCAGAATAGGGTAATTGCTCTAATTGGTACTCAACTAACTAATGGTAAAAAAGATTTTGGTAAGATTGTAGATTTTATTACCATTATTGAAAACATGAGTATCCGATATGTATTTGTTACAGATACAGGTCGTAAAATAGATTCAGGTTCGGCTATGCGTTTTATTCGTGCTTATCGCCGTTCATTAGATTTAGCTCCAGCAATTGCTTATCCTGATGGTTCAGATACAGTTATGAAAAGGCGTGTGATGAGAGTTAGGCGTTCAGGTATGCATTCAGTTACTGGTGCAAGTATCACAAATGTTGCAAAGTTTTCTGATGGTGAAAGTATAAATATTAGTTCAACTGTGACTTCTGCTGGTGCTTTCCCTGAAGAATATAATATAAGAAAAGGAATATAACATGAATAACAATATTGATGAAGTAAGTGTTTTTGAGATAGCAATGAATCAGCTTGATAAAATTGCTGATCAATTAGAAAAGGGTCGGATTAATAAATATGATTATGATGGTCAGCGTCTAATTATTCTTATTGACCTTATTATTAATTATGACAAAGTAACTATGAAAGCGGATAGTAAATAAAATGGATTTTGAGTTTATAGATGAGAGTGAAATTGAGTTTTCTACAACTGTTCGGGTTAAGAAAACTCCTTCGCTATTTGATAGTGAATTGCATGATAGAACCTATTGGGGAAATGATGCAGGAACAGAATTGGCTATGGCCTTGGCTCGTATTCAGATTCGTAAAAGTATTAAGAATATGAAATTGATTGATGTTAATGATCATGATTTGACCAGGGTATTGCTTAAAGAATATCGTGATGAGTTACGTGCTTATCAATTAGAAATGATATCTGTTCTTATTACAGAAAATACAGTTATTACTGTTCAGAATAGCGAGGGTGAATGGGTATTGGAAATAGTTTAGAGTTACAAATTAAAAAACAAAAAAATTATATAAAGCCGGGGTTTTTGCCCTGGCTTTTCTATTAGAAAGAAAATAAGAAAATGGCTGCAAATATTAAATGGGATAACAATATCCCTAAATTTGAAACAGATATAGAAAAAGCAATGCATAAAATTGTTTCTTCACTTCACTATTGGGAAACAGTTAAATTATCTACTGAGTCTCTTACTACAGATGAAGAGAAAGAAATGGTTA